GTCTGGCTGGTTTTCATCCATTCCTCGTTCCACTTCTAGTGGTTATCCTTGGAATGCGATGAGTATTGATTCGAGCAAGGCCTATTTCTTCGGTCCTGGGCCTGAATGGGATTTCTCGCGTACTGAATGGAAAGAGCTTAAAATGCTCATTGAGCGTAAGCTCAGAGCCTTGCTTGAGGGCAAAAGACCCCGCTTTATCTATTCAGATTTTCTTAAAGACGAGCGTCGTTCCAAGAAGAAAGTTGAAAATGGCGAAACTCGTATGATTTCGGCCTGTCCCATAGACCTTCTCATCCTTTTCCGTAGATATTTCGGAGCATTCCAGAAATGGATTGTTGCAAACCGTGTACATAACGGTATTGCAATTGGTATTGATGAGAAATCTCCTGAATGGGATTTTGTTGCCCGTAAGTTGAATAAGTTTGGTAATGATATTCCAAACAAAGGAGCTGGTGATTATGAGGGCTTTGACATGAGGCATCCTAATGCCGTGTCATGGTCTGTCTTAAATGTCATCAATAATTGGTATGGTAATGATATCCATGCTAATAGAGTTCGCAGAATGTTGTGGCTTGAAATCGTCAATTCATATCATGTTTATGGCATGAATGTTTTTGAATGGTTAACGGCTCTTCCTTCTGGGGCTCCTCCTACGGCAACTTTCAACTGTATGGCCAATCACATTTATTTCAGAATGTGTTGGCACACCATTATGTCCACAGTCACTCCGACTCCATCGTTTGATGAGAATGTCTATTTAATTGTCCTTGGCGATGATAACGTTTTCAGCGTTAGTCCAACTTATGCCACGGTTTTTAATGAAAATTCCATAAGTCCTATCATGGCGTCGTTTGGGCATAATTATACCCCAGAGGACAAAGAACTCATTGGCCATAGAATGAGTCTTAGGATGATTGAAGATGTTACCTTTTTAAAGAGGAACTTTATATGGTCGCCTACTTTTGGTCGATACGTTGCACCTCTAGATATCAATTCTATACTTGATATGTTGCAATGGCAAAAGGACAGTTCCAATTCGTACGGGGACTGTGAAACGTTGATTGTTACAGCATTGGAGGAACTTGTTCCCCATGGTCAAACTGTTTTCAATCAATGGGCATGCAAGATATTTGATGCCATTGATAGTACGGACGGG